TAGTGTTGACTAAAAAAGGAGCCCCAAGTGCAGTAAGTCCTTATTACTTTTTGACTTCAAGTGTACAAGGTCAAAGTGTAGATGCTGAAACATCTGTATCCACAGCGTTTGCCGAAAGTACTACAACATCGGCATTACTCTCAAGTTCATATTTGACAAATACAAATATAGATTATAATGTTGATATATTCAACTCCACAAGTACTCCTGTGTTGGTAAGTGGTAGTTTTGCATCAGTTCGTGGATCAGGCACATGTGTCGCAGGGCTACAACTAAAAGGTGCTATCAGTGGTGCATTTGGTAAATACAATGGTACATTTACAAACCAAGATACCCCTGGAAGCGATCCATGTAATCCAAGTACAACCGGTCGTCAAAAAATGATTTTGGCTGTATTAGCAAATACTCAAAATGCTTCAACACAATTTAGTAATGATTATGAAGTATATGGATTTAATACGTCAACGTTGTCACAATTAACAAGTAGTGTATTCCCATACAAAAATCTTGTTAATCCAAATGAAAACGTATATAATCTTGCACTTAAATATAACTTTGCTAACCCCGATGGTTCAACATCCAGTGGTACGTATGGATACTACGACTTCTCTTTGAATGAAAATGACAACAATTACATCAAAGACGTATTCGGTATAGATCCTACTGTTGGAAATCCTTCTAAACAAATTGCTGGTCAAAAAGTAGAAGCTGCTTATAACTACGTACTATTTGAAGACAGTATCAAGAAGTTCGTAGCTGAAAAAACCAGCACATTGGGTTGGAGACTACAAGTTGCAACCAATACGTTCTCTGGTAGTACTATAGTAGGCGAACCTCTTAAGTTTGTTGATCAATATAGTACAAATTTAAATGCTGGAGACAGTCAATTCAGTATTACAAATGCATATACGCCGTGGGTATATAGCCAAAAGATAGCTCCATTCAAAGGCAGCGCAAATGAAGCTGCGGTTCCTACAAAGTTTAAATTGTTTAAGATTCATACTTTAAGCGATGGTACACCATCTAACCAAAAGTATAAGATTGAAATAAGCAATGTTAAATTGGCTGGAACAGTTCCAGGTAGTGATTGGGGTACATTCACACTTGCTGTACGATCATACAGTGATACCGATAAGAAGCCTAAATATTTGGAAATATTCCAGAATTGTAATCTTGATCCCGATAGCGCAAATTATGTTGCTCGTAAAATTGGTGATAGATACGCATATATCACATATGCCGGTAAAATTATACAATTCGGAGATTATAACAATCTAAGTCGTTATATCCGAATCGAAATGAACGATATAGCTTATCCAAGTACTTGTGTTCCTTACGGATTTGAATCTTACTACACACCAGTTGATAGTACCGTAAGTACTTATATACCCGCTGTTAAATAGAGTAAAGCAAGTATTTACGGATTAGCTCCTGGTAAATATCCATCTGGTACCGTCTTTGGATCTGTACCAGAATCAAGTACCGAAATACAATACCTATATCCAACCAGTTCATTTGGTGTTGGTGTTGAAAATGATACAAAACAATATTTCAAACCACTTCCATATTTTGGAAGCACCGACAGTAATGGTGTGAATATTGACTTTGATCTTGAGGATAAAGTTTATGGTACATCAACTGCTAAATATTATGCTCAAGGCGTATCTGCAAGTACTGGTTCATTACTCGCTCCAAGCTTGAGTGGTAGTATTCCTAGTACATATGATGCAGTTAACGAATCTACTTATGTAAGACTTCGTAAGTTCGTATTGGGCTTCCAAGGTGGATTTGATGGTCAATGGCCAGCAATTCCAATCAACGTTGGTAGCAGCATTACCGCAGGTAATACACAAGGTCTAGATTGTACAAATATCAATAGTCCAGGTAGTATCGGTTACAAGCAAGCAGTTGCCGCAATCGGTAATCCAGATGAATTTGATATAAACTTGATCGTTACTCCAGGCATCTTCCGTGAACAACACAGTTATGTTACCGATTTGGTAATCAACATGTGTGAAACTCGTCAAGATTGTTTCTATATTATGGATAACGTAGTGTTCCCAGCAAGTAATCAAACTGTTGGATTGATTGATGCCGCAGTTAATAGCGTGGCAACAATTGATAGTAATTATGTTGGAACTTATTATCCTTGGGTTAAAATCTTGGACACAAATACCAACAAGATAATCAGTGTACCACCAAGTGTAGTGTTACCAGCAGTTTATGCTGCTAACGACAATGCTGCTGCTGAATGGTACGCTCCAGCCGGTTTAAACCGTGGTGGTATCACACAAGCTGTACAAGTACTTGATAGAGTAACACACGCAGAACGTGACACACTCTATGAAGGTCGTGTAAATCCTATCGCAGCATTCCCAGGCCAAGGTATCGTAGTTTGGGGTCAAAAGACTCTTCAAATTGCTCCAAGTGCTCTGGATCGTATCAATGTTCGCCGTTTGTTAATCAACTTGAAGAAGTTTATCGCAAGCAGCAGCAATTACTTGGTATTCGAACAAAATGTTGCTTCTACAAGAAATCGTTTCTTAAGCATCGTAAATCCATACTTGGAATCGGTACAACAAAGAAATGGTATTTATGCCTTCCAAGTCAAAATGGATGAGCAAAATAATACGCCAGATTTGATAGATAGAAATATTCTATATGGTCAAATCTATATCCAACCAACCCGTACTGCTGAATTCATTATCCTCGATTTCAACATACTTCCTACGGGCGCTCAATTTTCTGCCTAATCCAGGAAAAAGAAAATTAAACAAAAGAGAGCAAGAAATTGCTCTCTTTTTTATTTTACATTTTAAATATTTCTTTTAATATGTATTATATACCATGTTAACAGTGTATTAATATATGCCATATAAAAGATGTCAGCAGTGTAAAATTAGGTTAAAAAACGATGCAGTTTTATTATTTTGCAATTCTCAATGTGAGAATACATACACGTCATCTCCGGAAATTTTTTGTAAAAATTGTGGATTATCAATTGGAAAGCAATCTACGATTAAAGGAAAAATGTATTGTAATTTAAAATGTTTAAATGATCACCAACGTATAAATAACTTGGAAAACAGAACATGTGTTGTTTGTAAAAAAATTTATGTGGTTACAAAAAGTTCTAAACGTAAAAAAACATGTTCCGTTGATTGTGAAAAATTACATATAAAATCACTCGGTAGAAATAAAAAAAGAATGGATAGTTTGATAAAAAATAATATAGAAAAATATGGTGTATCAAGTACTTTATCTTTACAGAGTGTAATTGAAAAATCCAAGAAAACCAGATTACAAAAATACGGATGTGAATATTTCAACAATTATGAGAAAGCCAAGAAAACAAAATTAGAAAAGTATGGCACTTTGGATTTTAGTGAAAAAGCTAATGAAACAAAACTAGAAAAGTATGGTACTTTAAATGTTAATGATAAATCCAATGATACTAAGTTTAAAAAATATGGCACTTTGGATTTTAGTAAAAAAGCGAATGAAACAAAACTAGAAAAGTATGGTACTTTAGATTTTAGTAGAAAAACCCAGCGAACTATTATAGAAAAATATGGATCTCTTTCTAATATATTATTGAAGAATTCCTACAAAAAATTAAAAGACAAATATTCCAAATCTGTAGAGTTTTTATTCGAAGAAAGTGATTACATCGGTGTTAATAATTACAAAAAATATAATTTTAAATGTTTAAAATGTGAAGCTCTTTTTTTGGATGACATGTGTAATGGAAACAGTCCAATATGTAGAATATGTAATCCAATAAATAATACAATATCTATCGATGAGAAAGAGGTTTTATCCTACATAAAAAGTGTGTGTATGGAATCAATAATTGAAAACGATAGAAAAATTTTGTTGGGAAAAGAAATAGATATATTAATACCCCAATTAAATTTAGGTATAGAATGTGATGGAATATATTGGCACAGTGAACTTGCTGGTGGTAAAGATAAACATTATCATTTAAACAAAACAAATTTGTCACTTGATAAAAATATCCAATTGATGCATATATGGGATTGGGAATGGCGATGTAAGCAAGACATAATAAAAAGCATTTTATTGAATAGATTTGGTAAATCTCATAAAATATTTGCTAGAAAATGTGAAATAAGATTGGTAGATAATTTAAGTAAGTCGTTGTTTTTATCTGACAATCATATACAAGGCGACGATACATCTTCGATTAGATTGGGATTATATTACAACGACAAATTAGTGTCGTTGATGACATTTGTTAAATCTAGATATGACAAAAAATATCAATATGAGTTATCTAGATATTGTAATATATTAAATACAAATGTAATAGGAGGCGCTTCTAAATTATTCAATTATTTTATAAAAAATTACGATGTAAATTCTATTGTAACATATAGCGACCGAAGATTGTTTACAGGTAATTTATATAAACAGATCGGTATGACATTTGTAGATAATACTCCGCCAGGGTATCATTATTTTGATAAAAACAAGGGAGTACCAATTGAAAGAACACATTTTCAGAAACACAAATTAAAAGAAAAGCTTGAGAAATTTGATGTTAACTTGACTGAATGGCAAAACATGCAATTGAATGGTTATGATAGAATTTGGGATTGTGGACATATGAAATTTAACTGGAATCGTAAATAATCTATATTTATAATAGATGATTAGTTTAATAGATTTATTAAGTGAAGCAAAGCTTCCACAAAGTGAGCAAGATATGGATTATTATGCTCGTAAATATAAAAAAACAATAGATTATTTACGAACTAAAAACAAAGTGTTGTTGTTAACTACCAGTAACAGATGGAGTGGACATAAGGATGACATAGCAAAAAGTACACAGTTAGCTTATAAAATTCAAGATTTATTGGGTAAAGAAAAAGTAACAGTTATAGATACAACCAAGTTAAATATATTTCCATGTGAAGGAAATGTGTCATCTAAGTGGGGAAATCACTGTGGTACAAAAGATTCAGTTTTAAAAGATAAAGAAAAAAATCCAAGTGGATATCATCGTTGTTGGGCCAGTATTAACAATAAAAACGATGAACTTTGGAAGATAACCAAAGAACTATTTGAAAGCGACTGTGTAGTATTTTTTGCAAGTGTAAGATGGGGTCAGGCGAATGGTTATTATCAAAAATTGATTGAAAGGTTGACTTGGATTGAAAATAGACACAGTTCGCTTGGCGAGTCTAATATAGTTAAAGATATTGAGTCAGGTTTTATCGCAACTGGACAAAATTGGAATGGAAAAGATGTAACCCAGACTCAAAAAGATGTGCTTCAATTTTTTGGATTTAAAACTCCAGATGAGTTATTTTGGAATTGGCAATTTACCGATAATAGTTTAGATGAAACAAATAGATCATATAAAAAAGCAATTACTGTATTTGATAAAACATTTTTAAAACCATATGATAAAACTAAATAATATATTGACCGAAGTGATTAAAGAAGGCGGCGCAGGTGGACATATGGCACATCCATTTGATTTTACAAACTCAGGCGCTAAATTAGTGGATGTATTTTCTAAGTCTGTAAAGTCATTGAAGCAAGGAGCTGGTAGTGTCAAAATTGATGGTGTAAATGCTAGTATTCGTTTAGTAAACGGTCAGTTCGTAATGGATCGTGGTAGCGCAAAACCACTTGATATTAAAGGAATGAGGCCTGAAGATTTGCCTAGTAGATTTGAACCAGGTCACGGATTTATTGGTATAGGTACCAAGGTTATTAACATATTCGACGAAGCAATACCATCTACAAAATCCGAATTGAAGACACTTGGCTTATTAGATAATCCAAACATATTGTTTAATATTGAATATGTTGAGGGTCAAACAAACGTGTTGGGGTATGGTGAAATAGGAAACTTTTTAGCTATTCACGGATTAAAAGAAATTAAACCAAAAACATTTGGCAAAGACGGCAGTGTAAAATCAAGAGTAGCTACAGAAATACCATATGATAAAAATGCAATGCAATCTTATATAAATAAGTTAAACAAGGTTGCTATGAAGTATGGATTTAAAGTTTTGGGTAGTGTTGATACTAATTTCAAATCAGAACCTAAACTAGCAAGCGTTTTAACACAGCCAGTAACACTATATCCAACGGGTGAAGCTGTTACTAAATCTCTTAAAGACTGGTTGAAAGGATTAAAATTTACTACGCCTTTAATTACAAGAGAACAGTTTGTTACTGCTTCTAATAGTAGAAATATTAGTCAAGATTTACCAACGTTAGATTTAAATAAAGTTATAAATGATACAATTGTTTATATAACCACGATTAAACTTGGAGACGAAATATTAAAGAATGCTACGAGTGAAATAGGTGATTTGGATAAACACGAAGGTATAGTTGTTAGAGATACAAGTATCTATGGTGACCCATTTAAAATCACAGGAAGTTTTATTATAAAAGGTTTAGAAAGTAAGTTTCGGAAATAAAATAAATACATATTTGTTATGAAAAGAGCATCAGGTAAAAGTAATCTAGGAATTGTAAAAGACTATTTAGAGGGTAACCGTCCTTTTTTACAATTTGGTTATGATCCAAATATTGAAAATAACAAACGAAAAGACGGAGACGAATGGGAAGATGGTCAAGGTAGAAAATGGGTAATGAAAGATGGTTACAAAAAAAGACTGCCTAAAAAAGCTAAAATAGTAAACGAACAACGATGTAAAGATTGTAAAGCTGATATTCGATTTGGTAATTATTTAGATGATCAAGTTTGGCCAAAAACGCAACTTTGTTACGATTGTTTTATCGAAGAAGAAACAAATCTTAAGATTATGGGTATATGGAATGAGTTTAATGAGTTGAGAAACATTCGTAATGAAAAGTCAATGTTAACCGATGTTAAACAAAAATTTGAAGAAACAAAAGTTTGGTGTGAACAACATAAAGACGGTAGACCTGTTACATTCGTAGAAGAAGATGGTACTACCGAAGTTTGGGAAGGCAAAGAAGATTATAGTAAAATTTATAACGATGTTACATCCGATTTAAAAGTGATTGATGATCGACTTTCGGTTATAGATGATAGAATAAAAGAACTTGAATTATTGTATGAGTCAGCCAAATCTAAGAGACATAATAAAAGCTGAGTATAAAAAGTGTATAGAAGATCCTATATACTTCATGAAGAAGTATGTAAAAATCCAACATCCTATAAGAGGAACTGTTGGATTTGAATTGTATCCATTTCAGGAAGATGCTTTAAAATATTTTGTTGATAATCAATTAAACATTGTGCTTAAAAGTCGTCAAATGGGTATTAGTACTCTTACCGCTGCATATAGTTTGTGGTTGATGACATTTCATAATGACAAGAATATTCTTTGTATTAGTATTACACAAGAAACTGCAAAAGAAATTGTTACTAAAGTTAGGTTTGCAAACGATAATTTACCGGCGTGGCTAAAAGTGCCATGTATAGAAGATAATAGATTGAGTTTGAGATTAAAGAATGGTAGTCAAATTAAAGCAGTAAGTAGCGCTGGTACTGCTGGTCGTTCAGCAGCTTTGTCACTTTTGATTATTGATGAATGTGCGTTTATAGATGATGTAGAGGAAATTTGGCTATCCGCACAATATACGTTATCTACCGGTGGTAGAGCTATCATATTATCATGCGTCACTGATGATACATACGTATTTACACCAAAAGGATTGAAACAAGTTAAAGATTTTATTCCAAACAATAGATTGGTGGGTGATTATGAAGTTCCTCAATATTCCGTATTAG